TGTTCGTCAATCGGCTCGTCAAATCAGCAAATCGTGATCGTCAAAAACTTGACAAGTTAGACTGGATTGATGAAACCGAAAAGCATAATAATATAAAAATTATATATTATATTAAAATATAATATATAATTTATTATATTAAAATTCAGCAAGTTAGCAGTGTTGCATGAAAGACACAGGGGATAGGGGAGTGTTGCATAAATGTCACATAATAGACATCCAAAGACTGAATATTCTATATTTGTTCACTCTTTGTTCTATTTTGTTCTATGTTTGTTCACTATTTGTTCTGTTGTAAAAATGTCACAGTCAAATAAAAAAGATAGTTAGTCAAAATCTTGACAGTCTTGACAAGTCTTGATTAGAACCCCCACCCAAAAAATCGTATCTATTTTATTATATATAAATGACCCTGAAATATACTAGCAAAAAAACAAGGGTGTATCACCTCGGCGGCTAATGAGATAACAGAAGACAAAAAAAAGAAACACAAAGTCTCCTCTGTGTTTCATTAGACAGTTATAACATGAATAGCTTGGCAGGTGTTTCGGGGTATCTATTTACCTCGGCATATCTAGATATAAAATACCATATTTTTATCCAACACGCAAATATGTTATAATCAATTATTGTTACCAATTGTTACAAAGTAGATAAATTATGTTCACAGCAATGATTTTAGTTTGTATGTTAGACAATAGTTGTATAGAATTTACAGATAACTTAGGTCCTAATAGAACACAGCAAGAATGTATTGACAGAGTACATGAAATGTTGTATGATATAAAAGAAATTCCTTTACCACTTGTAAAGAGTGTACACTATAAATGTCAACCAACATCAAATGGAATGAAAACATAACATATGTTAGATATACATACTGACGAATTACCAGATATTTCTGGTCTTAGTAGCTTTATTAATATAAAAGACAGGCTATCAGAATACACACTACTAAAAGCAAGAACAGATTTCCTTACATTTGTAAAGATATTTGCTCCTACTCTTGTATCAGACTTTGAGATGGGTAGGCATATTGAATTACTATGTGAGAAATTACAGGGCGTAGTAGACGGCGATGTAAAAAGATTGATGGTATTCCTTCCACCTCGTTCTTCAAAGTCTCTTATCTGTAGTAAATTGTTTCCTGCATGGTACATTGGTAACTATGCTAACCATGAGATTATGTCTGTATCACACAGTGACCAGTTAGCAAGTGACTTTGGTCGTACTGTTCGTGACATTGTTAACACAGAAAAGTTCCAGAAGATCTTTACTGGTGTATCCTTACGCAGTGACGTTAAGGCAGCAGGTAAATGGAAAACAAATAAGAATGGTTCATACTATGCTGCAGGTGTTCGTAGTCAGGTTGCAGGTCGTGGTGCGCATGTGGCATTACTTGATGACGTTATGTCAGAAGAAGATTCATTTAGTGAAGCAGGTAGGCGTTATATCAAAGAGTGGTATCCTGCTGGTCTTCGTACTCGTATCATGCCAAACGGTGCAATTATCATTATCAATACAAGGTATCACTATGACGACTTGTGTGGATGGTTGCTCAAACAAGAATCAAATGCAGAGCAAAGTGTACAGCCATGGGAAGTAATATCTATCCCTGCATGGCTTGATGAACCAGCCGCCGAATTGCTAGGCTTGCCAGTAGGTACATCCTACTTCCCAGAGTGGAAGACTGATGAGATCCTACGGCTAGACGAGCAAGAGATTAGAGCATCTAACGGCAGCAGATACTGGAATGCTTTGTATATGCAGGACCCAAGTCCTGATGACGGAGGTATAATTAAAAAGAAATGGATTAAGTGGTGGGAGTATGAAGAGCCTCCACCATGTGAGTTTATTATACAGACATATGATACAGCCTTTAGTACTGCTCGTACTGCAGACTATAGTGTTGTACAAACATGGGGTATCTTTCAGAGTTTTGAGGACGATGATTATGGTGGAGAGAGTATTGTTTCTAATATTATTCTTCTTGGTAACACAAGGGGCAGGTTTGAGTATCCTGAACTAAGAAGAACTGCACAAGAATTATATCAAGAGTTTAGACCTGATGTATGTATTATTGAAAAGAAAGCATCTGGTCAGTCATTGCTACAGGATATGAGAAGGGCAGGACTTCCCGTATTAGATTATCTTCCTGATAGAGATAAGACTTCTCGTGTGTATGCAGCAACACCAATGATGGAATCAGGGCGTGTATGGTTACCAAAGGATAAAATATGGGCAGATGATTTATTTTCTGAGTGTATGTCTTTTCCTAATGGCGCACATGATGACCAAGTTGACTGTATGACTATGGCTGTGCATTATATGAAGGATAGTTGGAATCTTATTCATCCAGAAGATCCTACTTGGGAAGATGATATTAATCCAAGAAAACAAAAGAGGGTTGCATATTGGAGAACATAGTTATATAATATGCGTATCGGTTAATTATTTTTAAACAGGACAAACAATGGCAATAGAAAAAAATCCAAATGATCAGATTCAAAAGCAGGATGTTGACGAAACAAATATTATTCCTGTAGACTTTACAGCAATGAATTCGGAACAGGTAAACTTTGAAATAGATCCTGATACAGGTGAAATTGAAGTTGAGTTTAGTTTTGAAGGTTCTATGAATGAGTTGCCAGAAGACAGTGAAAATGAATTCTATGAGAACCTAGCAGAGACTCTAGACGAAGAAACTCTTTCTTCTATTGGTTCACAAATCTATGAAAATTTTGAAGCAGATAAAAGTTCACGTGCAGAATGGGAATCCATGTTTGAACGTGGCTTTGATTTGCTTGGGCTGAAGTTAGAAGAAACTACTGAACCTTTTGAAGGTGCAGCAACAGCCGTACACCCATTGCTGATTGAGTCAGCAGTAAAGTTCCAATCAAGGGCAAGTCAAGAACTGTTTCCTGCTTCTGGTCCTGTAAAGGCACAAGTTCTTGGTGATGTCACGGAATCACGACAGCGACAGGCAACTAGAGTTCAGAACTTTATGAACTATCAATTAACCGAGCAGATGCCTGAATACTTTGACGAGTTTGAACGTATGCTGTTTCACTTACCCTTGATTGGTTCAGCATTTAAAAAGATATACTATGATGCTTCTATACAGCGTCCTGTAAGTGAGTTTATTCCTATTGACCAGTTCTATGTATCTTACTATGCTACAGACTTACGTCAAGCAGACAGATATACCCATATACTATATCGTAGTCCCGTTGAGTTATCACGTCAGATTAATGCAGGTATGTATGCAGATATAGAACTACCAGATCCTTATCTACCTGATCAGTCTGCACTAACAGAAAAGATGGATACAGTACTTGGTCTATCTCCTTCTTCTGATAGTGATATGCAGTATGTATTGCTTGAACAGCATTGTTATCTTGATGTAGAAGATCTTGGTATTGCTGCTCCTTACATTGTAACCATTGAAGAATCTACACAAAGAGTTTTATCTATTCGCCGTAACTGGAATGAAGATGATAAAAACATGCAAAAGAAAATGTTCTTTACGCATTATCGTTTTGTTCCGGGGTTTGGTTTTTATGGTCTTGGTCTTATTCACTTCCTTGGTAACCTTACTATGTCTGCAACTGCAGCTATGCGTAGCCTTATTGATGCAGGTCAGTTTGCAAACCTTCCCGGTGGTTTCAAAGCCAAAGGTGTTCGTATTGTAGGTGACAATGATCCTATTGCTCCGGGTGAGTTTAAGGAAGTAGAAGCCACAGGTATGGATTTAAATAAATCTATTATGCCTCTTCCGTACAAAGAACCATCACAGACATTGTATCAAATGCTACAGTTTGTTGCAGCAACAGGTCAAAAGTTTGCAGATACAACAGAACAAGTTATTACCGAGGGATCTAACTACGGTCCTGTAGGTACAACAATGGCATTACTTGAAGCATCAAGTAAGTTCTTTAGTGCTATTCATAAACGTCTTCACAAATCACAGAAAGACGAATTCCGTATTCTTGCACGTATCAACTATGAAAGTCTACCTAATGAATACCCCTACGATGTCCCCGGAGTTTCCGAAACGATCTTCCGTGCAGACTTTGATGGTCGTGTAGATATTATTCCTGTTAGTGATCCTAACATTCCGTCATCTGCCCATCGCTTGATGATGACTCAGATGGCAATGCAGATGGCACAGACTGCACCACCCGGAATGTTTAATATGGAAGAACTTAACCGCACACTTCTTAGTGCAGCTAATATTCCTAATCTGGATCGTATTCTACCTAGCAAGCCAGAACCGCAACCTCTTGATCCTGTAACCGATATTGAAGCAGCAACAAAAGGTATGCCTATTAAAGCATTTGCAGGTCAGAACCATGATGCACATATTCAGATTAAAACTATGTTCCTACAAGATCCTGCTAATGGTGGTAATCCCATTATGCAGCGTGTCAGCCCTGTACTTCAAGCCAACATTCAAGAACATGTTGTAATGAAGTATGAAGAGCAAGTCAATGGAATTACACGCCAAATTATGTCACAAGCACCGCAAGGTGATCCTAATCTGCAAAATCCTGCTGTTATTGAGCAGATTATGGCACAGGCAGCCCAGCAAGTTATGCAAGCAAACATGGCTGCTGCACAGCAAGGAGGTGGTCCAGAACAGCAAATGGTACAGCTTGAAGCTGCACGTCTTGATATAGAAAAACAAAAGGTACAAGCACAGTTAGCAAAAGAAGCAACTGAAGGTGCTTTGAAGAATCGTGACCTTGATCTCAAAGAACAGAAACTTGCTTTAGATGCTTATAAGATAGGAGCAGAAGGAACTCTGAAAGCAGATGAAAAAGAGAAAGATCGAAATACAAAAACGGCAGTCAAGGCTGTTGAAATCCTTGCAGACCTTATCAAACAAGAAGACAACCTTAAAAACTCCGAAACGATTAAAGCGGCAGATGTCATCATGAAAATGATTGATCAGGCTAAATCTGAACGTGGTATGTAATGCTCTGGGAAGAAATACAAAACTCTCTTCAAAAAGAAATTGAAGGATTAAAGAATTCGCTTGCATATGGGAATGCTTCAGACTATCATTCGTATATGAACATCGTTGGAAAGATTTCAGGACTAGAATGGTCACAGCAAGAAATCAAACGATTAGTAAACACAATGGTATATGAAGACAACGAAGAGGATTAATTATGCAAGTAGTATCTATGGGAAATGCAATGAAGAATGACGAATGGATCTCTGACGTAGAGCAGCCAGATCCTAAAGTACTTCCTAAAATTCCCGGTTATCATATTCTGGTACGCCCTGTATCTGTAAAGTCTCAGACTAAAGGCGGCATTATTTTACCAGACTCAATTAAAAATGACATTGCTTATCTTACAACTGTAGGAAAAGTATTAGCAATTGGTGACACAGCTTATGACGATAAAGATAAATTTCCGAATGGTCCTTGGTGTTCTGTCGGAGATTATGTCTGTTATGGAAAACACACAGGTCAAAAGTTTTTTTACAAAGGGATACGAATGATCCTTTTGTTTGATGATCAAATTTCTATGGTTGTTGAAGACCCAACAGAACTTGATCCAACATTTAATCTGTCTAACTAAAAAAATTTTAGTTGGACTGTTGTATAATCAATATAAATATTGTATTATAAAAACAAATGCGTAATCCGTCAGTTTCGCATGTGACGTTAAAAGGAGAAATAAATGTCCGAAGACAATAATGAATGGGCTACGGTAGATACTTCCAACACCGTTAAAGAGGAAGAAAAAATTGAATTTGAAATTGAAGGACAGGAAGAAGAACAAACTGAAAGTCCTACACAAAAAGTTCAAGAACATGTAGAAGAAACAAAACCCGAACAAGAAGAACAACAGTCTGGCGCACAGAAACGTATTCGCCAACTGGTTCGCCAAAAGAAAGAACGTGAAGAACAAATTCAAGAACTTATTGCACGTCAAAAAGAACTTGAGGAACAGCTGAAGACTAAACAAAAAGAAGTTGAAACTTCAGTT